CCAGTGTTCCAAGGAGCTACTGCAATAGGCGAAAGCCTGCAGGAGCTTCCTCGGATTCCACTTAACGGGGTACTTAAGGCCAAAACCAAGGAAGCTTTAAAGCTTTCTGGTGATGAATACCTTAACGTCCAATTTGGATGGCTACCCATGGTCTCTGATGTCAAGAAATTTTGTTATGCAGTAAAACATCATAACAAAATCATCGAAAACTTTAGAGCCGGCTCTGGTAAGAAAACCAGAGCCATGTATGCGTTCCCCGACAAACTAGAGTCAGTCAGTGAAACTAGAGATAATATGATTATCTCTGCAGCACTGAATAGTTTCTTTAGAGGCAGTGTTTCTGCAATCCTCAAAGAGAGGACTTGGTTTGCAGGAGCCTTTAAGTACTATGTTCCAGTCGGTTCTTCTGCTCTTGATTCATTTCGTAGGGCAGAAGCCGAAGCTGATAAGCTATTAGGCCTCAGGTTAACACCTGAGGTCATCTGGAATCTAACTCCGTGGTCGTGGGCTGCCGATTGGTTTTCCAACGCCGGAGATGTGATCCATAACATCTCAGCGCTCGGGCATGATGGTTTAGCCATGCAATATGGCTACATCATGCACGAATCGAAGTCCACTACTGTCGTTACTAATCACGCCCTCGGTTGCTCTAAAGTAACCGAGGACAAGTATTGTCAACGACAGAATGCCACACCTTATGGATTTGGCCTTAATCTGAGTACTGATCTTTCTGGTACCCAGAAGGCCATCATCGCCGCTCTTGGCCTATCTAGGGGCGGTTCACTCTGGTTAAGGTGAAATACACCTAGCCAACTCTATCGTCGTGAGACGACAGTGAAGGAGTAATGCCAATGTTTAGCGATCCCCTTTCGTTCGTAACCACTGGAGTTGTCACCGGTTCCTCGCTTGCGAGGACCGGTTCCAGTGATTCGTCGGGCGCTTTTGCAAACGCCACCGACGGTCTCACTCTCCGAGTGAGCCACCGGTATACGAAGGGCCGCGCTCAGCGGCTCTTCCGTATCGACAAGCAGGTTCTGGAGGCCAATCCGTTGGTCTCGGCACAGAACCAGGCCCAAACCGCTTCGGTCTGGGTTGCTCGACGTTCCGCTCATTGGTACTACGTCAACGCTTACGCCGACGTATACCAAGGACCTGGCCGTCGTAACGTTCGGCTTGCTGACTGCAAGCACGAACGCCAATCTGGTCAAGTTCATGAACGGTGAGAGCTGAGCTCTCAAGGGGAGAGTTGACATATGGCTAATGGATCCACATTACCCCATTTGGAGGAATTGGTGAAAAGCCTTATGTTACTCTGGAAGGAGGTAGCAGATCAATATGCTACCTGGTGCTGCACAAGTGCCTCTCGTGATTATGAAGAAGTCACGAGACGGGTTGAGAACGAGGGGTTATCGTTTCTCACGATAACCCTGCCTAATCTCTGTAAGGACTTTGAAAAGGCCCTTGCAGATGAGCAGGTCACTCCATCTCTCTTCGTTGGTTTCAAGAAGAGAGGAAGTCTCCCCTTATTTCTAGGAGGTTTCTTCGAGCTCGTTTTCGATCCGGAAACTGCTGTACTTCGGCAAGATTGTAGCATTGAGGCTATCCGCGCCATTCGTCAGCTTACGCTGATGTATGGTAAGATCCTCCTTCCTACCTCGGAAGAAAGGAACCAGGATGCCCTCAAAGCATACGTTCGAACCGAATCAGATGTCAAGCACTTTGACAACAGTGGCAAAAGTCTGTCTGACTTCCGCCGCGTTGCTAGGTTGCTTTTTGGTCCTTTGC